CATTTCAATAATTGGTGGAAGACTCTTTTTCTTGTAGTGACAGTAATAGTCTGATAAGATGGATTTGCTGACTGCTTCAGAGAGTCGCGTACTATAACGACTGGCTTTCATATCCCTGATTGCCAACTCCATATCTTCAATAGGATAGCTTGCCACCAGTTTTTCTTTTAGTCTAAAATTGAAATGAAGGATATCAGCAGTATGGTGTGTGGTTTTTCCGTTTGGAACGAGATAATAATCGCTTTTACCATGATAGCAATACTCGGTGTGATATTTATTTTTGCAGGCATCACAGTGGATTTCGAAGTCTGAATATCCTTCGCGAGTTTGATTCCAATCATTCATTTCATAATACCAAATTCTGGTAACAGTACCACCCCCACAAGCACAAGTGGCTGTTTGCGTTTCTTCACGCATTCTATCGTAGCTCATACGGTACCTCCTTTATAAATTATTAGCCCAACCAGTAATATTACTAGCTGGGCCCTTGATTAACATTCAATCTCCATTTGAGGTGTAGGTTCTGCGCATTTCTGTCTAGTAGCCAATTCTACAATCTCAAAAGTTTCTTTATCTTTGAGTGAAAGTATGTAGTCAAGCATATCGCGACCTTCTGCGTTAAGTTGTCTGCAAAGCTCAAAGTATGGTTTATTAAATTTTTGCGTGTTTTCTTCGTATCTTTTGGACTCCTGATATTTTTCAATGATTTCTGTAATGGAGCCCACATTACAGTCTGTGTCGTTTAAAGAGTTCATTTATATTCCTCCTCTGGTGCAAATGTTTATAAAGCTATCAAGTATTCAGTAGTATAACCATTCGCGTCAGAGGAATCAGTAGTACCTCTATCCTGGGAACGGAGTAAGTATATATCTCTTAAAATGCAAGAGTAATTGTAGAATTTAATCTTTTGAGAAAGTACGCAAGGAGCAAGAGCAACGACAGATATCCATCCAGGGATAACATTGTACTTTTTCTCCTTTCTTCGTCCAAAGAAGAATCCTCCCATTAACCAATGACAGAATTCGTGCATAGCTGCATAGAACGATTTAGCAGCTTCATCAATCATCTCTTTTACCATTCCACCTATTCCTGCGAATAAGTCCATGATTTTTGAAATGGCTTCAACTATTTTTCTTGTATCAAATTCGATGGTATCTCCAGATCTCTTTGATATTACAATTTTATTTGTGTGTTCTTCCATGCGTATCTCGCCTCCTTCCTCGAACATATTTATCTTTAATTATTATATACAAACTACATATAGTATTTCAAGTAACAAAACAAAAGTTTATACACAATATGTAGTGAGATATCCACTGAGTTATCCACATGCCACTTAAGGGAACGATAGGACCAATAAGGATATCTATCCATGATAGAGGGCTCCTTATAGGTCCTATGTAAGTTATGCCGCTTCGAACAGCTCGATAATCTTGAGCTCGAAGGGCAAATATTCTCGTGGGCCGAAGTGTAACCATTTCTGAAAATAATCGAATAGGAATACAGATGCCTGGTAAGACGTCTGGAAAGTTTCTTGGATGTCGTTAGGACATTCGCATTTTGAAATGTTTACAAGTGGCGGATTAGCAATTGCATACTTTGCAAAAAAGTCCGCCTCGGCTTCTTCAAGTAAATAATTGGAATCGTCCGGATTGTCATGATGGCCTAAATAAATATGGCCAATCTCATGAAGGATGGTCCAACGCATTCTTCCAAAGTTAGCAGTATCATTATAGTAAATAACATATTGATTCATTCCGGTTTCAGGATTTACCTCAACTGTTGAAAACCCGTCGGGATCTGTTCGGAACGCTTCAAAGTAGTGTTCTGGATCAAGAGAACTGTATGGTCTCAGAACATAGTACAGCTTTTGTGCGATTGCAAAGCAATCAATTGGGTAGGTGTGAACTTCGCATTCTTCATATAAGAAGAGAACTTCCTTTTTGATTTCATCACACCTGGAGTCAGAGAGTATGCTTCTACTCATTAAAAATCCTTTCTAGGACTCTGAATCAAAAAGTGCATTAACAAGGTCAGCTTTTTGCTTTTGTGTCCACAACTTTGCGTTGCGCGCAATAGCTCTTTGAGTTTTGTAATACTCAAGCTCTGGATCTTCTTCGGTATTGCCTTCCTCCCCTAATAAATAATCAGTGGTTGTATGTAAAACTCTGGCAATATTAGCAAGGATAGGTCCTCTAGGAGTACGATCCCCATTTACATATCTTGACATGGAGACTTCAGTAACTCCTACCTGCTGTGCAAGGTCTTTCTGTGCAAGTCCGTTTTGTTTTAGTAAATCAGAAATTCGCGTTCCTAAATTATTGTTTGTCATTTTAGTTTTCCTCGTTTCTAATTAAGATTTGCATATGCTCTGCGGGCACTTAGTTTGGTCAGCATCTTTGGCATCTTGCAGTGTTTGGCCTACTTTTTTATAAAAGGGAATCATTGATTTATTTCTATGCTGCTCACTGGCTTAGCATGAATAGTAGGGCTATCCCTTGTGGTTTTGTTTCAGCTCTAACTGGATTGCTCTTAAACTGGCTCTTTATGTTAGCCATCTACAGAATTTGCAAATAAATGCTTATATTCGTAGTTTTAATTTTATTATTTCCATTGTTTCATTTTATATCTACGAATTTCTGATTTACCAAAAGTTTAACTGACTTAACCAAAAATGTCAATAGGAAAATTAAAAGAAAAATTTTTTTGAAAGCTGAAATTGGCTTAAATAAAGGAGATTATGATGATTTTAGGTCACAAACTTAACCGGACTGGAAATTTTGGTGTTGACACTTAACCATAGGCTGTGTAGAATAAACTCAAAGTTAACCAAATTAACCAAACAACATTGATTAACCAAATCAACCAGAACATAACCAGAAAGGGGTGAGATAATGAATGTTCAGTTACTTAAAGCAAAGCGCGTGGAGCGCGGGCTCATGCAGAAGGACCTCGCAGAGGCGTTGGGCATCAGTGAGAAGTCCATGTGTCAAAAAGAATGTAGCAAGCGAAACAAGTTCAAAGCTGATGAGATGATTGTACTTATTAAAGTATTGAATCTATCCTTTGCGGAGTTCGACGCAATTTTTTTTGAACGAGACTTAACCAAGTCTTTAAGAAGAATAAGCAAATCTTAAAGATGTGGATAAACAACAGAGTAAAGAATAAGGAATGCAATCAACCGGTGCCCTGGAAAGCTAATGGATGATGAACATTCCAAATCTAATTAGAGTCAGTATAGCACACTGGTTCTGGAAAGGAAAGAAGATTTTTATGGATAAGATTTTTATTTGTTCTCCATATAGGGGAGACGAGAAAAAGAACCTTGAGAATGTAAAACGATATTGCAGAGATGCTGCTTACGACGGTATTCCGATTGCACCACATTTATACTTCACACAGTTTCTGGATGAGAAGTATGACCGCTATAAGGGAATGCGCTGGGGCAAGGCACTGCTTGCTGAATGTAAAGAGATGCGTGTTTATGCGGATGAGGTGTCCGAGGGCATGATCGAAGAAATCCAGGAAGCTCGTAAGCATAAGATTCCTATCAAGTTCTTCAACTCTGATATGGAAGAAATCAAGTACGATGCCCTGATCATCAACAATCGTATCGGCATCGGATATAAGCAGATTATTGAAGATACGGTAAATCCTGGCGGCAGCAGACATATCTGTCCATACGCAGGACAGTGTGAAAAGAGCTGTGCGAATGCTCAGGAAAAGAGTGAGCCGGTTGTTAGTAAGCCAGAAGATAAGCCAGTAACTGTAAACACCAAAGGAAGTGATTGGAGATCAAAACTCCCTGCTCATTTCTATCGTGGACATTAAGGAGGTAGCGTATGACACCAATTGAAGCAATTAACAATGTAGCCAAAGCATACCAGGATTTAGCAGTGGTGCTTTTGGCAGTAGCAGATAAGACAATCGGAGTTCCAGTAGCACAGGCCATGACAGTAGATGCTACGGATACTCCTAGTGAAGAACCAAAGAAGGAAGCACCAAAGGCAGCTAAGGCCAAGACTGAGAAGCCTGCTAAGGAGCCGGAGGAAGTTATCACAATCGAACAGGTAAGAGCAGTGCTTGCAGAAAAGAGCCAGGCTGGATTTACAGCACAGGTGAAGGCTCTGCTTGAGAGCTTCGATGCAAATAAGTTGTCCGCAGTCAAGCCGGAAGATTATAAGGATCTGATGGCAGCAGCGCAGGATATTAAGTAGGAGGTGCGGCATGGGTGATTTTAAGAGAGGCGATATTGTATTTGTCGACAATCCAATCAAAAAGCCACATGGCCATGTAGTCTGTGGCAATCACCCTGCTGTGGTGATTCAGAACCAGGCAGGGAATGATCATTCAGGAAATCTGATTGTAGCGTACCTTACTTCACAGCTTAAGAAGTTGGAGCTTCCAACACATATTGTGTTACAGCATTATTCCGGACTTCGTAAGGTATCCGTTCTTCAGGCAGAGCAGCTTGCCACCATTGATAAAGGTGATGTGATTTCAGTAACCGACCATCTGACCGACGCTGATATGGCCAGGGTAGATCAGGCGCTTCTCGCATCACTTGGATTGGAGGTGAGTGCCTAATGCCACCAGAGGTACACAGTGTCCTTGGGGCATCGGCAGCGGACAGATGGATGAATTGTACGCCATCTGCCCAGCTTACCGCCGGTATGGAGGACGAGACAACAACCTTCGCTGCAGAGGGAACCGCAGCACATGCTCTTTGTGAATGGAAGGTGCGTAAGGCACTGAAGATGAGAGCAGGCAGGAGACCAACTTCTGATTATTGGACAGACGAGATGGAGGAGTTCACTGATGATTACAGGGATTTCATTATGGACCTGGTAGGCCAGGCAAAACTTACCTGCAAGGATCCGGTGACACTCATCGAGCAGCATCTTGATTTCTCATGTTATGTTCCGGATGGTTTTGGAACCGGCGATTTCCTTTTAGTCGCAGATAAGGAATTAAATGTTGTGGATTTCAAGTATGGAAGGGGCGTGGCAGTCTATGCAGACCACAATCCGCAGATGATGTTATATGCCCTGGGAGCACTTAATCTTTTTGACTGCTTGTATGATATTGAGAATGTAACAATGACCATCTTCCAGCCAAGACTCTCCAGTATTTCAACTTGGACGATTAGTGCCGAGGAGCTATATAAATGGGCGGAGGAAGTATTAAGGCCAAAGGCTGAACTTGCTGCTAAAGGAGAAGGAGAATTTATCTCCGGCTCCTGGTGCAGATTTTGTAAAGCAAGAAATACCTGCAGGGCTAGAGCTGAGAGCTTTTTGGAACTTGCAAAAATGGAGTTCCAGCCGCCAGCACTTTTATCGGATGAGGAAGTTGCTGAGGTAATGGAGAAGGCGGCCGAGCTTTCCAAGTGGGCCAGTGATGTTATGGCGTATGCCCAGGCAGAGGCCATTGAGAATGGTAAGCACTGGAATGGATACAAGCTCGTAGAAGGTAGGTCAACCAGACGATTCATTGATGAGAAAAAGGTAGAGGAGGCTGCTAAGGGTGCCGGTTATACGGACATCTATAATAAGTCCCTTATTACCTTGACCTCTTTTGAAAAGCTCATGGGTAAGGATATCTTCAAAGAGGTGCTGGGCTCATATGTTACAAAGCCAGCAGGAAAATTAACGCTCGTTCCGGTGAGCGATAAAAGACCGGAAGTAATAGTTAACACAGTAAATGATGAATTTCAGGAGGATTAGTATTATGGCAAAGATTATGAATGGTAACAGAGTAGTAACTAACGAGGTAAGACTTTCTTATGCAAATGTGTTCACGCCAAAGTCAATCAATGGTGGTGATGAGAAATACAGTGTGTCCCTTATTATTCCGAAGTCCGACACAGAGACAATCGCCTTAATCAATAAGGCAATCGACCAGGCAATCACAGACGGTGTTTCAAAGTTTGGTGGTAAGAAGCCGAACAAGGCAGCACTTAAGCTCCCACTTCGTGATGGTATCGAAAAGGATGACGAGGCATACGAGGACGCATACTTCATCAACTGCAATTCAAAGACAGCTCCTCAGATCGTAGATCTTAACCGTCAGCCTATCACAGATGAGACAGAAGTGTATTCTGGTTGCTATGCAAGAGTCAGCATCAACTTTTATGCCTTCAACACAAATGGCAATAAGGGTATCGCATGTGGACTTGGAAATATCCAGAAGACCAGAGATGGTGAGAGCCTTGGTGGTGGCAGAGTTTCTGCTAACGATGACTTTGGCGATGGTGAGGACGATTTCCTCGGTTAATAACAATTAAAGAGTGTCAGATGGAAGCCGGGAGGGTAACACCTCCTGGTGATCCAATCAACCGCTTAGAAAGTAAGAAAGGTGATTAGCATGAAAAGAATGAATATTGATATTGAAACTTATAGTGAAGCAGACTTATCTAAGTCAGGAGTTTACAAGTATGTAGATGCTCCTGGCTTTGAAGTGCTTCTTTTTGGTTATTCCGCAGATGGTGGTCCGGTGAAGGTAATCTCCCTAGCAGAAGGGGAGGAACTACCACAGAAAATAAAGGAAGCGCTGCTTGATGATACGGTTCTCAAATTTGCCTTCAATGCGCAGTTTGAGCGTGTTTGCTTAGAAAAGTACCTAGGTGTACACCTGGCTCCGGACGCATGGCGCTGTACGATGGTGGCTTCCTTGTACTTAGGGTTTCCGGGCTCTCTGGCGCAAGTTGGCGCGGTCCTTGGCGTTGAGAAAAAGAAGTTAGAAACCGGTAAGGATTTGATTAAATTCTTCTCTGTACCATGTAAGCCAACCAAGACAAATGGTGGAAGGACCAGAAACCTTCCAGAGCATGACAGAGAAAAGTGGCAGCAATTTATTACTTACAATGCCAGAGACGTTGAAACAGAAATGGATATTATGGAGAAGGTGGCAAGGTTCCCGGTTCCAGATTTCCTTTGGAAACAATATGCACAGGATCAGCGCATCAACGATTTAGGCATTGAGCTTGATATGGCCCTGGTAACGCAGGCCATTAAATGTGATGAGGAGTCCAGGGAGCGATATTTAAAAAGAGCCCAGGAGCTTACGGGACTAGAAAATCCAAACTCACCCATTCAGTTAAAAGAGTGGATTTTGTCAAATGGTGTCGAAATGGAGACACTTACAAAAGCAGAGGTGGCTTCAGTTATGGAAACAGCAATCGGACCGGTAAAGGAAGTGTTAGAGCTTAGGCAGCTTCTTTCCAAGTCCAGCGTGAAAAAATATGTGGCAATGGAGACCTGCCGCTGCAGCGATGGAAGGGCACATGGACTGTTGCAGTTTTATGGAGCTAACAGAACGGGCCGCTGGGCAGGCAGACTTGTGCAGGTGCAAAACCTCCCACAGAACCATATTCCTGATTTGACGGTAGCAAGAAATCTGATAAAGAGTGGTTGCTTTGAAGCAGTAGAGCTTTTGTACGATTCTATTCCAGATACCCTTTCTCAGCTTATTCGTACTGCGTTTGTGCCGAGAGAAGGCTGTAAGTTTATGGTAGCTGACTTTAGTGCAATTGAGGCCAGGGTAATTGCATGGCTTGCTGGGGAGAGCTGGCGTCAGGAAGTTTTTAGGAACAACGGTGATATCTATTGCGCATCTGCCAGTCAGATGTTTGGTGTTCCGGTTGAAAAGCATGGTGTCAATGGAGAGCTGCGTCAGAAAGGTAAGATCGCAGAACTGGCACTTGGATATGGTGGTGGAGTTGGAGCGATGATCAGCATGGGTGCTATTGATATGGGGCTTGCTGAGGAAGAATTGCAGCCGATTGTGGATTCCTGGAGACAGAGTAATCCGGCCATTGTAAAGCTGTGGTGGGATGTTCATAGATGTGTCATTAAAGCAGTAAAGGATAAACAGCCACAGACCTATAAGTGCCTGACCTTTGAATATCAGTCCGGCATGTTGTTTATTGGCCTGCCAAGTGGAAGAAGGCTCGCCTATGCAAAGCCAAGCGTATATCGCAATGATTATGATAGGGACGAGATTGCCTACATGGGTGTGGATGCCACAAAGAAATGGGGAAAGATTGACTCTTACGGTCCAAAGTTTGTGGAGAACATTATCCAGGCGATGAGTAGAGATATTTTGGCAGAAGCAATGGCTCGTATGGAAGCTGCCGGTTATGACATTGTTATGCATGTGCATGATGAAGCTGTCATTGAAGCACCGAGAGATGCAGTTCTTGAGGATGCGTGTCAGATTATGTCGAAAGCACCCGATTGGACGCCAGGGCTGATCTTAAATGCAGCGGGATATGAATGTGAATTTTATCAGAAGGATTAAAGAGGAAGCGGCATGATCGTAAATGTAAATAGAACTTTTACAGAACTTAGGAGCCTTAAGGGGAAGATTCCTAAAAGGACTTATCAGTCCATTAAAGGACAGATTTTGTCAGGAAATGTCGAAGGTGCCAATATTGGCATCTATCGCATCAAACGAGAATTAGAGAAGGAGGCGGCAGGTTATGAGAATAGCGGTAGGAAATAGCAGAATGGATAAGAAGTGGAAGAATAAGGAAATGTCCTGGGAGGACTTTAAGCAGAAGTGTTCCCAGACTATTCGTACCACTGAAACCATTTCAGAATATCGAAAGATGAGTAAGCCGGCACAGGATAACGCCAAGGACGTCGGTGGTTTTGTGGGTGGCGCACTGAAAGGTGGTAAGCGTAAGAATGGGTTTGTGGAAGGCAGATCACTTCTGACCTTAGACCTGGATCATGCAGCGCCGGGGGTATGGGATGCAATCACTATGCTTTTTGATTTTAAGTGCCTCATGTATTCCACCCATAAGCATACACCAGAGGCTCCTCGTGTCAGATTGATTATCCCGCTTTCCAGGGAAGTATCTGCGGAGGAATATGCGCCGGTATCCAGAATGGTTGCAAAGGATATTGGTATGGAGCAGGTGGACGATACCTGCCATGAAGCAGCCAGACTTATGTATTGGCCTTCCACCAGCAGCGATGGAGAGTTTTTGTTTGAGGCCCAGGACGGACCAATGTTAAATCCGGATACTATCCTTGCACGCTATAAGGATTGGAGGGATACCAGCGAGTGGCCTATGAGTTCCCGCCAGTCTGAAATTGTAAAGAGGACCATCGCAAAGCAAGCGGATCCGCTGGAAAAGGAAGGAATGGTCGGTGCGTTTTGTAGAGCCTATACCATTGAGGAAGCAATTGATACTTTTATTTCGGACATTTATAAGCCATCCGCTATGGCTGGAAGATATGCTTATATTCC